AAAGAATGGGGAACTGGGCGAGCCTTATGTGAGGGGCTTTGTGATAGGCTATCAGGGGATAGATGAGAATGGAATGAATCGTAAAAAAGAAGTAGTCGTGATATAATGGCGGTATAAACTTTTTGCAAAAAGGAGAATAATAACTATGGCTGCAACGACAACTTGGTATGAGCAGAATGGTACGGCTAGTGGTAGCCCTGCCCACGGTACTGAGAGTACTATCTCTTCCTGCGACTGGAAGAGTGTTGATGACTCTACCACCTCTCGTGCCTCTGCCCCTGTATTGGCTGGCTCGAACTCTTATCATAAATATATCTATCTAAAATTCACTGGTACTTTTAACCAAATCTCTGCTGTGAAGTTCGCTCACACGGCTGGTACGCTTGGTACTGGTATCTCTTTGAAGAGTAAGGTAACTTCTACCTATGCGACACCTGCTACGACGGCTCTAGCGTCCTCTACGGATATTACGAGTACTACTGCTATTGGTTCTGGTGCTAGTGTATTACTATCGACTACTGGTCCGAATGGCTCTACTTCTGCCTCCCAGACTACTACTTGCTATACGCAATATATTGTTACCCAAGTCCAGACTACGACTGCTGCAAATGCTGGTGATTCTGGAACCGTTACCTTGACCGTCCAATATAACGAAAACTAAGGAGGTCTCCTATGGCTGTAGTGAAAAATCTAGCCTCTGTGATGACCACTGCCAGCATTACGAGCAGTGCGACCTCTATACCTGTGAATAGGACGAATGTTTTTGGGGCCGCCCAAAACCCTCTGGATAACCCCTTCTATGTAACTATTATGCCAGCCTCTGGCTCTGAACCTGCTAACACTACGAATAGCGAAATTGCCTTAGTAACTGGTATAAGTGGCTCGAATCTTATTGTAACTAGAGGCCAAAGAAGTACAACTGCGAAGGCTTTTAACTCTGGGGCTATTGTAACCAACGGCATCTATGCTGAGGATGCCGTACTTTTGGGGGAGGCTGGTACTGCCGTGAACCCTCAGCCTTGGGTGCGACCTGCTGATATAGTATGGTCTGAACTTCTGGATAAAATATACCCTGTGGGGTCTATCTATATGAGTGCCACATTATCGACAGCAAGTGCCGTAGCGACTGCTCTTGGCGGAACTTGGGTCGCTTGGGGGGCTGGTAGAGTTCCAGTTGGTGTTGATACTGGGGATGAGGACTTCGATACTGCTGAAGAGACTGGTGGTAGCAAATATATGCAAGACCACACGCACGATATTCGTTGGAACGAAAGAACGGGCCGTCGTGTTTTAATGTCATATCCTTCTGGCTCGGTACAGGCATTTAATTTGGAATGGCAAACGGTCAATGCAGCCTCGACCGATACTTCTCCAGCAAACCTGATGGCTGGGAAGGTCCATAATACGACTAATTTTGGTTTGATGCCGACTGGGAGTTCGGGGAACCTGCAACCATATATTACTTGTTATATGTATAAAAGAACTGCTTAGGAGGAATTATGGCTGTATATAGAAAAAAATTAGTAGATAAGGATGGGAATACTATTATCCCTGCTATTGGGGATATATATGGTCCAGTCTATACTGCGAGCCTCCAGAGTGCCTCTGGAGGTATTGCGAACTATACCTTTACCCCAGATACTCCTGTGGAGAATAGTAGAGTTTATGCTGTGAAGTTCCCTGCCCCTACCGTGAATAATGCTACGGTTATTCTGGGGGATGGGGTCTCCTCTGGCTCTATTCTAGTGCCTCCTGTTGCTGCAACGGGCACTCCAAATTATGAGTTACTGGATACTACTATGATTAACGATACCGAGCCTCTGTTACTGATGTACAATGGTGTTCAATGGGTGTGCCTGAATCAGAAGAATAAAGTTGCGACTGCCGATTTGGATAATGGTGCTGTGACGTCGGCGAAGATAGATTGGACGACGTTCAAATGCGGAATAGTATCTGACCCAGTTTCTAGGACTATTCCGGCGAATGGCAGAACTAGAATTGCACAAATTACCTTGCCGAAAGGTAAATATGCGTTGATAGCAACAGCCAGTTATTACGCATCAACTAATGCTAGGCGTGGTTTGTCTATCTCATTCGAGAGTTCAACTGGTGGGACTATAAACTCGACGCTTAACGGGTTATACGGCACTACGGCCAGTGGCGATACTCTTGAAGTCTCAAATACAGCACTAGTAGATATAACTGCTGGACAGGCGACCGTTAGTGTTTATGTAAATTCAATAGATTTTTCTGGGACATATACCCAATGGGGTGTTCCGTCCGTCCTATATTTTAGGGTAGGGTAATTACATAACGCATAGTTATCGCCCAATCTATCTTGTGCACCTTTATTTTGCTATAATATAACTAAAGGAGGTCATTATGCCTTGCGGTTGTAAAAAGAAGAAAAAATAGGTTATAATTTAGCCAGACCACCAATATGGCCAAACCTAGGATACGGCTATGGTGGTCTTTTTTGTGGTATAATAACGGCAATAGAACCTGAAAAGGAGGACTTATGATAGAAGAATTAACGACTGCTGGAATTGGTATCGGAATCTTAGGTATTGCATTCTTAGTGAATGTTGTATCGGCTTTAGCGAATGTTTTTGGTAGCCATACAGACGAGAAGTTCTCGTGGGGGAAGTTCTTTACTGGAGTAGTTCAGGCTTTGCTCTGGTCTCTATCTGTATTGGGATGCGTTGCTGCAATTAACCTCTTTGGATGGTTTACCAAGAGACTGGGGCTGGATATTGCCTCGTTCCTAGATGGTCTCCAGACTTCGACTATTATCCTTATCGTTTTGGGGGCTACTGCTGGCTATATTATGAGTGCGAGAGAAAATATAGAGTTCTTCATCAAGAATAAGAACAAAAAGTATGTGGATGCCTCGAACTTGGATAAAGACCTCGACTATGAGGCCGTCTTTGCTGATGCTAAGAAGTTCGCTGAGATGATTATGCCTAAGCACGCTCTGGAAGATGCCCAGACTGCTGATGATGCGAACCCTGAGGAGGAAGTGGGGAAGGGTGCGAGCGTGAACCCTTTAACTCGCCGTCTCCCAGATGGAGATAACGACAATGGGAGAGGCTGGCAGTGTTCTAAGTATTCCTATTATCTAGCGACTGGAATTAGGATGAATTACAAACCTCATCCAGATTATGGTCCGTGTAACGGTAGGGATATGGTGAATTACCTCATTAAGAATTGTGGCTATAAGAAGTGTAGTAAGCGAAATGGTGCGATATTTTCCTATGATGCTGGTAAGTATGGGCATACAGGGATGGTGCTGGATGCGAATACGAATCTGGTGAATGATGCGAACTGGACTCCTCTCCGTGTGGGGACTCATTATATTAACCTTGAGGCTGTAGGTGCGACTTTCTGCTGTCCTCCAGATATGCTCGACCCTGTAACTCCTGCCCCTAAGCCTACTCCTAAACCGACCCCGAAACCAACCCCTGCCCCGACTCCTGCCCCTGCCAAACCTGCTAGTTTTAAGGTAGGCGATAAGGTAGTTCCGACTCGTTTGGTAGATTATGATGGCCGAAGGCTACGCCAGTACGATAAGACTTATACTATTACTGAACTTATTGGGAATCGTGCCGTTCTCTGTGCTAAGAGGAATGGCAAGGATGTAGTCTGGGCTGCAATGAATACTAGCGACATCAAAAAAGTCTAAGAAAAAAGGTAGGACAATACAATGTCTGAGGCAGTAAGAGGTTTCTGGGGGTCTGGGTGGGGTAGTAGCCCTTGGGCTGGCACTACAGTATCCCAAGGGCAGACCCTAGATGTATCTATAACTGGTACCGTGAGAATCGGTCTAGTTTCTGATAACTCTCTAAATGGTAGAGTTAGAATCTCAAAAAATGTTACCAAAACGGTAACAGGAACTGTGAGAGTAAAGAAAACTGCCTCTAAAACTATCACTGGGCGAGTAAGAATCGAGAAGTCTCTGGCTAAGACTATTGCTGGTGCTGTCAGAATTGAGACGAGTGGAGATACTGTCTTAACTGGCTTAGTAAGAGTCTCTAAGAATGTCAATAAGACTATTACTGGCCGAGTACGAGTAGAAAATAAAGGCTCTGATGCTATTACTGGCTCTGTATGTGTTGAGGATAGTTATGAGACTGAGATAACTGGCTCTGTAGATGTCCAGAAACCTGCCGTAGCCACTATCGCTGGTGCTGTAGATGTAAAGAAGGCTTTGGCTGAGTCTATTATTGGCCAAGTTACTGTGGGGAATGTAGGTTCGAAGAATATAACTGGTGCTGTGATGGTGGCTGGAGAGAAGGCTACGGAGATAAGTGGCACTGTGCTTATAGATAACCCTAACCAGAAGGTATCTGAGGCCACCATTACTGGTCGTGTGGATATTCTGAATGCGAATGATGCCTCGATAGATGGGGCTGTGTCTATTGCTGAGACTCTCGCCTCTAGTATAGATGGTGGCGTAAGAGTATCGAGGGGCAGTGCTAGCGAGATAACTGGCTCTGTGGATGTTATGCGTCCGAAGGCCAAAACCATTACTGGCAAGGTCTGGATAGAGTGCGAAAGTGCCTCCGATATTCTTGGGGCCGTAAGCGTGGAGACTGCTGGAGAAGATAATATCGAGGGGGCTACGAGTATTGCAAGAGTGTTCTCCGATTCTATATCTGGTCTAGTAAGGATAGATGCTAAAAAGTCCAAGAGTATAGAAGGCTCTGTGAATATTATGGCTCCGAAGGCCGTGGGTATAGAGGGTGCTGTGTTCCTCCAGATTCAGTCTGAGGCCGAGATAAATGGTACTGTGAGAGTCGAGAAGGCTAAGACCTCATCTATATCTGGTCTAGTAAGGGTAGAGAATGCTTATGAGAAGTCTATATCTGGATGCGTGAAGGTTAGAGTAACTACGCCTGAGAAATTGCCTGAAAAATGGGAGAAGTCCGACACGGCTGGCTCTGAGGAATGGGAAGATGATGAAAAACAGCCTCAGGAGTGGGAAGAAGATATGAATAAGCCTACAGATGAATGGAGTAACTCCGAGAAGGATAGCGAGGTCTGGACGGTCTCTGGCGAGTCCGAGGACGAGACTTGGCACTACCCTCAAGAGGAATCTGCCTAGCATGATATAATAGCGATAAGGAGAATAATAATATGCTGACATTTACGCAAAGAAAAGAACAGGCTGCAAAGTTATGTGGTATTAACTATGTCGAGCCTGAGATGGCAATTATTGTGAGTAACTTGAATATGGCCGATAAACTCTTTGAGAATGCTGCGAGAAGGGCATGGACTAGGAAAGAGAAACAGGCCAACTTGACTGCTGGTAAGCAGTACTATCAGATAGCCTCTGATATGCACAGGGTGAGTTCTGTGAAGTGCAAAACCTCTATGAATGGGAATGTTATCGTACCTCTTACAGAGGTGCAGAGTGAATATGAATGGAATAAGTTGAACGCTTATCCGTTTAGTACCTCTTATCCGACCCACTACTTTATCCGTGGGAATGATGAAATTGGCATCTATCCTTGCCCTTCTGAGACTATCGTGGATGGTCTGATGGTAGCCTATGAGCCTCGTATCCGTGATATGGGGATAGACGACTTTACCTTTACGGCTGATGTAGTCCAGAACTCCGTGAATATCACGAACCCTAGTGAGACTCTAGCAGGGGGGTTCCAAGAATATATGACCGAGAACTTCTGGATAAAATCGAATGATGGGCAAGACGGTAACTGGTATAAGGTCCAGAAGGTGATAGATGCGAATACTATGCAGATAGATAATAACTATCTTGGTCCATCTGGGAATGGGGTCTCCTTTACTATGGGACAAGTACCACCTTATCCTGAAGAGTACCACGAGGCTCCGATATACTATGCTTGCTTTAAGTTCTTCGCTATGAGGAAGGATACTGATTCCTCGGCTATGTATAGAACGCTCTTCCAAGATGCCCTAGACCAGTACCGTGAGACTTATGGCTCTAAGACTACTGGAGGGGTGATTAACCCAGGCTCGTATGATGTTCCGAATATCTCTGATGTATTTAAGATGGGGACTTTGAGGGAGGGCTTGTAAAATGGCTGTAGGCAATAATGGTTCGAGAATGGTAGGGAGTACTGAGTTCTACGGTGGTCTCTCTACGGATAATAAAATTGGTATTGAGAACTCATACGCTGATGGGGAGTGCTTGGATGTCCGAAAAAGTCCGTCTCAGATGACTGTATTGCCTATGTCTAGGAAGTTACCAGACTCTGGAGTTATTACTGGTCTAGTAACGGCTATGACGCAATCTAAAGATGGGAATATCTGGGGGATAGATGAGGATGGCAAAGTATATAAGATAGATGCCGATAATGCGATTACGGCAGTCTCGACTATCGCTAGTTCTTCTGGCTTTAGCCTAGAGAATAGTGATATAGATGATGGGCTATGGTGGGCTGATGGAGGCCATAAACTCTTCTCCTATGGTAAAGTGCTTAACCCTACAGGGAGTGCTCAGTCCTCGCATGCTTTTGAGTTCTTAAAAGATGACGGCGAGTATGCTGTGAATGCGATAGAGATTCAACAGAATGAGGGGCAAATATTCTATCAGTCCGACCCAGATATTGTAAGGGCTGAGGGTACTGAAGAATGTACGGTGCAGACCTCTATATCTGAGGTGGATGCCGACAAGGCTCTATTCTTGTCCTCCGTAACCCCTGTGGCGAAGATAGGGATAGGCTTTACTGCTAAGGGGAGTGGGACCGTAAGGCTGGTGATTCACGATGAAAACGATAATATTGTGGCATCTAGCGAGCCTAAGAATGCCTCTGATGTCTCGACCTCTGGATATACTGAGTTTGCCGTGAGGCCGAACCCTAGTACTGCCCTGAGTGCCTCTAACCAATTTACGCTGATGCCTTGGGCTGGCGACACTATAGAGGCTGGCTCTGTGCTGCATATTCATATTGTAGCCTCTAGTGCTGGGTATAAGGTGCGAACCTCTGTAGCCTCGGATATGAACTTAACTCTGGACTATACCTCCTATGGCTATGTATTACACGAGACCTTCAATAAGAAACACCCTATGGTGATGTATGATAAGTTATATATCGGAAACGGTAGATATGTCTCTACGAAGGAATCAAGCCCTCTGAACTATATAGATGATACTTTATATACTCAGGATGCTCTACGGCTAGATGACGGCTTTGAGGTGTGTTCTTTCGGCTCTTCTGATGAGTACTTGATGATAGGTGCTGAAAAATACTCTGCGACCTCTTCTAGAGGCTTTCAGGCTGGTCGTATTTACTTCTGGGATAGGCAGACCGAGGCTCCAAACTTCTATATCGACTGCAATATGGGGTCTCCTAAGGCTATCTTTAACTTCGGCAATATCGTCTATGTGATAGTCTCTGGTGCTTTGTATGCCTATACTGGGGGCAAAGAATTGGTGAAGGTGCGAACCCTGAGGGGGACTGATACCGAGTTCTCTGGTAGAGTATCCTTAACTGAGGTATATCCGAATATGATGGCTGTTCGCCGTGAGATTCTTATGATAGGGTTCCCAAGTGATACTACTGCTTACTCTATCCGATATGGCATTCACGGCTTTGGTAGCACGGATAAGAACTATCCTAACTGCTTTACATATAACTATAAGATTCCAGGGCCGACTGTCGCTGATACTCTAGACCAGCATAACTCTGATGGGCAACATCTCCGAATTGGCTGTGTCTATAACTTTAGTGATACACTGTTCTATTCTTATGAGGTAACTACTACGGAGAATGGCGAGACCACTAAGGATGTGGCTCTGGCTGTGGTGGATAATGATAGTGGAACTTCAACCTCTTATATGTGGAAGAGTCTCCAGTATGATGCTGGTAGCCCTGCCTTCCAGAAGATGGCTTTAAGGGTTGGGATATACTTCGACCCTTTGCCTGAGAATACTACTATAACCCCTATGTACAGGATAGATGATGGCGAGTGGATAATGGGTCCAGCGACTGCTAAGACTGGGGATAGGTATATAACCTGCGAGATAAATAAGCGATTCCACGAGTTACAATACGGCTTTGTAGGCACTACTGGGAATGACCTTCTAACTCCTGTTATTAAACAGGTCTCTGCCGAGATACGAGTACTAAATGAGGAGCAAAAACTATAATGGGAAGTAGAGACTACGGCTATAATGCCCAAGTTGCTGATGTGATAAGACCTCTAGGGCAGGGGACGGTCTCTAAGACTGAGTATGGCTTTAGGACTATCCCAAATGTAGAGATAACTGCGAATGCTGTACAGAAAAGGACCGATACTGGGAACTTGGCTACAGGCCAGTTGAGGGGTAACCAGCAAGTTCGTGGGCAGATTCAAGTGGTGAATGCGAATGGCCGAAAAGTGATGGTGATGGGGTACGGAAAAGGTAAGTTTTAAGGAGGGCTGGCTATGAGCCTAACTTGGCTACAATACAAGAACGATATGAAACTAAAATCTAGGGGGAACTATGGTGTGCGTGTGGCTCGCCCAGGTTTTGATGCTGGATATTGTGCCGATAACCAGTTACTCTTTAACTCTGGATGGCCAATTCTTCAACTCTGTAAGGTGGTGGATATAGCCGAGAAGGGCAAGACTTGGGTTAGGTATGAGCACTCTTCGGATGGGAGTTTTACGGATACTTTACCTGCTGGCTATACGAAGTCTCGTGAATACCCTCCATATAAGAAAACTATACAGGTGAACCGAAAATATCTAAGAACTGAAGTGAATACGGCTATCTATCAGAATAGTAGTTATGACACTTATATTGGGCATGAGTATAAGAGGGCAAGGCATAATATGGGCTTTGTGCCGTTTATTATTCCTGCTGGGGATGTCTCTGGAGTGGTCTCCGACAAGGTGCTGATATTCAATATAGATATTCAGGGGGATGTAGATTATCCATATACCGAGGAGGCTCTACCCCTACTAAAAGCCCCTAGAGACTATGGGATGAAGTCGAGGTCTATCTTTGGAGGCCGAGTGCCAGGGCTATCGACTGGGCAGTTCTCTAAATTGGTGCAGGCCGTAAAGACCGAGAAAACTGCCCTATATAACCAGAATACGACTGGCTCTGGGGAGAAAAGTATGGTCTGCGTATGGTCTCCGTTGCCGAGAGATTATGATGAGGCCGTAACTGAGAATGTGCTCGAACCTTACGAATGCTATGTCTTTACTGCTATGGGGGGATATGATTATACGAACTATGATGATGGGGGTGATGGAGGGGTTTATTACACCCCTGAGGCTGGTAGTTATAGATACGAGTATGATTCTAACTGGAATACGGCTGGCGTGTATGCCTTTGCTGGAGTGGGGCAGGCTGCAACTTACAATGTAAAACAGTCTATGGTGATATTGCGAAACCCCATGGTCTCCCCTGAGTATGAAGGAGTTACGGTATGAGTGATTATGGCTTTGCGACTTTTGATGAGAAAACTGGGCGAAATGAGATGAAGATAAACTCTAAGTGGCCAGTCTTTGGTCCAGAGTACTCTAAGATAGCCCAGCAGTTTAAGACTATTCATCTAACTGATACGGTAAGCAAGACAGTCCAGACTGCCTCTCTGTCTATCCCAGCCTTGACCTATAACTTTACTGGCTCTGGAACTCAGTACGACATCTGGTATGGAGAATCTATCTATACGACTTATGTGGATGAAGAGATATACAGATACGAGCACGGTTTTAAGTTCCGACCTTTGGGATACTATACTATCGCTGGGAATCTGAATAAAAATATCCGTGTGAATCTGGTACAGACGAATGTGGCTGGTGGGGCGAATTATGGTGGAAACTTTACGGTAAACCAAGTCCTGAATAAAACTGGAATGGCTTTGCCTGTGAGGGATGGGATGATAGAGGCGACTGATGGCTTTGCTATGCTGTGGGATAGTTCTTTGGTGATACCTATGAGCCTGAATGCTGGTGGGACTGCCTCCGATAATGTGATTATCCCGAACTCCTGCTTAGGCATCTTCTCCTCTTATCCGAATACTACGGAACTCCACAGTGATTATGATGCTAACTACTCCCCCTATAGGGTGGAGATAGACGATACCTATGTCCGAGTGATAAGAAGGACGGCTTGGGGAGACCATATAGTGAGGGCTGGATACCAGAATGGGACTCTGAATATCCGACAGAGGACTAAGGCGATAGAAGATTATGCTGGGACTACGCTGGATATTACGGTCTATCTGATACCATATAGTATGGAGGATATATCATGAGTACGAGTTCTTACTGGGACAGCCAATATAAGAATCTGATGGCGAATAAGCCCCCTTCCTCTGATAGTTACTATAACCAGTCCTTCGTGGATAGGATGAATGAGGCTCAGAGGGATATAGATAACCTTGTCTCCGAGAAGGATAAGTCGTGGTCGTCTATGAACCAGAAGAAGGATGAATATGATGCCTTCTCTGGCTCTATGCGAGAATATAATGATATATATAACGAGGCTCAGACTAAGTTCGGGGTGGATGAGGGGCATGCGACTTATGAGAAGAGTAAGAAGGCTCTGGCTCTAGCCCAGAGTACTCTGGATGCGTTGCCTTCTACGATAAATGCTGCATCTAACCGAGTCTTGACCCAGAGTCAGAGGGAGGCTAGATATAACGCTCTGGCTGATAGGGCTACACGGCAGATAGGTATTATGACCCAGCAAAACTCTATGTACGAGCAGGCTTGGAAGAATGCTAGAGAGAACCAGGCTACTTATGCTAAAGCCGAAATGGCGAGCCAATACGCTAAATTGGGCGACTTCAATAATGCTTGGATAAATGCTATGAATGAGTACGACAATGCCGTGAGGAGAATCGAGAGTGCGAAGGTGAATCTGAACCTTATCCGTAGCGACTATAGGATGTGGCAGAACCAGCAGTGGTCTCAGGCCAATACTATCTGGTATAACAAGTTGAATAATGCCCTTACGAGGTATGTACAGGCTCTAGATACCGAGCATACGCTTTACCGACTGGGGCTTAAGCAGAAGATGGCTGACTCTGATGCGAAGATAGCCTACTGGATGAATAAGGGCAATGAGAGGATGGGCAATATGATAGCGAACTACTACTATAACGGCACTTTCTACTAGGCTCTAAATGTGGTATCATATAGGCAATAACCACAAAGACTTCAGTCGTGGAGAAGAGGAAGAATATATAGATGGCCACTACATATTTTGGAAGTAAGCCTGTGAGCGACTGGACTCCGAATGGGAGTTTTGAATCTGGGCACGACTTCATTAACCAGATAAATAACCAGCAACAGGATATAAATGCTAAGAAGGGCGAGTATAACACCCAGCAGGGGGCTACTAACCAAGCCCAGCAAACTTATGAAGATGCTTATAAGGGGCAGAACTCTTATTCTGACCTTTATAACCAAGCCCAGCAAAGCGAGGGAGTGGATGATGCGAAGGCTCAGTACCAGAAGAGTCTAGCCTCTGTGAATGCTACGAACTCTGCTATGAATAACCTGCCTTCGAGTATAAATGCTGGCTCGAATGTTGTGCTGAATGCCTCCCAGAGGAATGCTGCACTGGGGAATCAGATGCAGAAGTATCAGAATACCCTAGACTACCAGACTCGTCAGAATGCTGGAGACCTGAGTCAGTATCAGACTGCCCTTGCCTCTGCCCAAGACTTGGCTAAGACGAATATGAGTCAGGAGCAGACGAATGTAGCCCAGGCTATGCAGAATTACCAAGCCCAGATGAACCAGTTGAATGAGTTATATAACCAAGTCCTGAATGAGAAGAATATCATGCGTCAAATCTATGGCGATATGTATGATGATGAATATAAACACATGCAACAGGAAATTGAGGTATGGGCTCAGAACTTGGGTGCTGAGACTCAGAGGTATGCTCAAGACCAAGAGACTGCTAGGAATAATGCTAGAATTGCTGCAGATAGATATGCTGCAGATGCGAACCTGAGATGGCAGAAGTATATGGACCAGAAGGAGGCCAATACTAAGGACACCTCATTCTTGGGGTGGCTGAATAGTCAGAATGGCTTTGATGCTATTAAGAAGGGAAGTATGCAGAAAATAGAGGGGCCGAAGTATAGCCAGATGAGCGATGATGAAGTGAATAGTTATCTTCAAGATATGTATAGAAGGTATAACAGTGCCTCACTAAATAATGATGCTAGAACTCTTGACCAGATTATGTCTGGTAGTACTTATGGCGACTACCTGAGGTGGAGAAGGGGGCAATAATGGCTGGTAGATTATTCAATGACCAAGAACTTGCCGTCTTTGCCCAAAATGCAAATAGGAACCAATACCAAGACCTGAAGAATAGGGCAGAGAAAACTGCTAGTGCTTACGACTGGAATCTCTTCGACCCTAAGACCTATGGGAACTTTGGCAACTGGCTAGCGAATGGGGTCTCTGGTGGAGGCTGGACTCATAAGGGAAGAATGGAGAAGGCTGGCTTTACTGATGATGTGGATGCTTTAGGGAACGCAGGGCAATTAGATTATTCTACAAATAATGAATTGGGGAATTATCTCTCTGACTCTATAAGGAACCGAACGAATCAACTAGAGGCTGGCAAGGGGCTATTCTCTGGTGTCCCTGTGATAGGGGGCTTTCTATCAACCCCTGCTCAGGCTGTAAGTGCTGGCAAAGACTTCGCCGAAAGTGGAACTTCTAAGTGGGATAGTGGCAAAAGAGATGCTGTCTCGGATATTGGGGCTATAGGTGAAACTGCCCTAGATATTGCGACTCTCGGAACTGGTATGGGGGCTAAGACTGCTCTGGGTACTTTTGGGAAAGGTACTGCACTCGGTGCTGGCTACGGCTTGACTGGTGGCTTGAATGAGATGGGTAAAAATACTGACCTAGGTACTCTCGCCCTCCGAACAGGCTTAGGCGGTGTTATAGGTGGTGGTATGGCTGGGCTTGGATATGGTGTTGGAAAACTCTGGAACAAATACGGCAAGACGAGTCCGTCAAAGGAACTGGCTGTGTATAATGGTGGGGCTAACAAGGGGTCTGGAGAATACCAAAACGCACTAAATACCCTGAAAGAGGCTGGGATAGATACTTCCTCAGAGGATGCTTTTAAGAAGGCTTATAATGCCTTTATTAAGCAGAACCACCCAGATAAGACTGGTGGGGTAGAGTCTGAACTGCTGTCTCGTGTGAATAATGCAAAGGGGATATACCAGAAGTACCTGAAGGAAGGCGTGCCGACTGCTGGTGCTACGGCAAGCCAAGTTGCGAATACTGGTCCAGTCCGTCAGAGTCTAGGGCAACAATTCCGTAACTTTGCTGGGAATATTCCGAATATGAGAAATGACCTTGCTAACTCTAAAATAGGGAATCGAGTATCGAGCCTTCTCAAGACTAAGGCTGGTAAAGTTGGGGCTGGGGTAGGTGGTGGCTTACTACTCGCTAAATTGCTAGCAGGCCAGAATGGCCAACCTGCCCAAGATAGCCTCTCTGATGAGGAACTGATGCAACTATATAATTATTATGGAGGAGGACAATAATGGCTAACTTACCTGCTCTGCTAGGCCAAGAGGCTACGAAAGCCTTAACTAAGAGTGGCTCTAAGGCTGTCTCTAAGACTGCAACTAAAGCCCTTACTAAGGCTATAGAAGATACGGCTACTAAGGCTGCAACTAAAGCCCTGACAAAGGCTGGCACGAAGGCTTTGACTGGTGCTGGTGTCTCTACGCTTGCGAAGGGGGCTGGTTCTACTTTGGATGGTATTTTAGGCCGTTCTTCTGGGCTCACCTTACCGAATGCCACTCCTAAGACCTTATCTGACTATTTTGGCTCGAAAAATAAGACTGCCTCTGACCTAGTGTCTAACGGCGAGATAGACAAGACCGACTTAGACTTCCTGAAGGGAGAGGGGCGTTTAACTGCGAAAGAATTGAAAAACCTCCGAGATGGGGCTATATCTTTTGGTCGAGAAAACCAACTAAATGCTTTTGGTGGGACTACTGTAGATAATAAGTCTCAACTTCCGAAGATTCGTACTTCTGATTATATTGAGGCGACTGGATATAAGGGTAAAGATATTCCTAAAGAGATGCGACCGTTCTTATCTGAGAATGGGCGACCTCTTGGGGTGTCTGACTGGGGCGAGACCTTCCCTGCTTTGCGTGGTGGAGAAGGGGGCTTTGCTGGAACTGCTGATGATATATTGGCTCAGTATGAGAATGCGATAAATGCTCCGAAGGCAAACGAGTTCTATACTCCTGAGAATCTGGCTGGGTACTTATATACGGATGAGGATGCCAATAACCGACTAGGCCAAGCCATCCTAGATAATATGGGGGATAAGAAAACCATCCCTGTAGAGAAGGGTAGTGCCTCTCGTGGCTTAAAAGTAGATGTAAAACGACCTGTGGCTGATTCTGGAATAGAGGGGGTAAGTCCAGTAGTAGAAGAGACTGGCAACCCTACCCTACAAAGCGAGATAGCCGACCTCAGAAGTCAAATTGGTGGCTCTGGTGGTGGGAATATGGGTGGAGGCACTACAACGCAAATGCCAGGCTCTGACGGCTTCAATGTACGACTTAAGAATGGCGAAACCACGAATATTCAGATAGCCCCTGAGTCTTTAGGCTCTACGAAACAGCAAAGGGCTGTCCGTAACCTGAATGATATGACTGCGAAGAGTATGAATGCCTCGAATAAGCAGTATCAGAAGATAGTAGGGAAGTCTGGCTCTATAGATGGCCATTATAAGTCCGTTGCCGAGAGAATGAGGGCTGAGAAGATAGACCAAGCGAATGTGGCTGATAAAGCCCAGTCCGCTCTGGCTCTCCGTGAGGATATTAAGCAACAGGGCTTAAGATATGCCGAGAAGAATGGGGTAACCATCAACCTCTCTGGAGTAGATAATACCATCGGTTTAAGCACGGCTCAGAAGAAGAAACTGGATGAACTAGGTCTAGGCTTGAATAATATGCTCGGAGACTGGTCTGGGGCCGTCTCTCCTGTCGAGGCTGAGAATATCTATAAGACTCTTCGTGATTATGCCTATAACTGGTCGGATAGCAAGGATGCTTTGACTAAGATGGCTGGGAATGCCTGCCAGAAGGAGGCCGAGGCTGTCCGTGATGCTATCGACAATGTGATGGATAATATAAATGTCGATTACAAGACTCCTCTTATCGAGGGGGCATCTACGAATGGCGAAGACCCTGCTTACTTGAGAAAAATTGCACAGAAGTCCGACTTTAAGTTCTCTGACTTGAGAAAAGACCAGTCCGACTGGGTAACTATTAACGACTTGGCTGGCAATAAAATGAAGAAGGAACCGACCATAAATATCGCTGGTATAGATACTGGTATTCCGAACCCATTAACGGCTGGTGCTGAGAAAATGAAGGAGAAGTACTATGAGAATGTCGCTAACGGTGGTTCTGGTTTTGGTGGCAATTTTGGGGGCACTGGAACTGCTGGTGCTGGAGCATCTGGGCAACCGAACTCCATCAACTTCCAAACTGCTGAGGGTGCGAGAGGGGGTCTCGGAGGACTTCTTAACAAGGCTAAGGGTGCTGGCTTGGTTGGTGCTGGGGTTCTTGGTGGTCTATTACTTGGTGGGGGTGGCTCAGGTTCTAGTGATGTAAGTTTGAATGGTGGAACGCTGGGCGATATGCTGAATGCCCAGAATACGGCTAGACAGCAAGAGATGGCTCAGAGTGCCGACCCTTATTATGGTATGACTATCGGAGGATACTCCTACGACCAGTTAGAGAATGGCTATATGGCTGCAATGATGGCTGGGGATAGTGATGCTGCGAAACTCATCCTCAATATGATGGGAATACTGGAGGATAAGGCTGATAGATATGCGAAAGCGAATGAGAGTTCGGCTAAGTCTGGCAACACCTCGTCTGCCGTAAATGTTCTATCTGAACTCTATAACCTTTATGGGGATATTAAGGGTGGTACTGGTCCGATTGCTGGCCATGCCACGAACTTCCTAAATAATATTACTGGTGGTGGCTATAATACCGAGGCGAATACTTACTGGCAGGTGGCTCAGGGTGCGTTAGGTAAGTTGATTAAGGGTATGGGCGATACTGGTGCTTTGTCTGAAGGCGACCAGAAGAGGGCTTTGCAGATGATTCCGACTATTACTGATACTCGTGAGGCTGCAGAACAAAAGTTTAAGGCTTTGTATCAGATTCTGATGCAAGCATCATCTTAGGAGGAGATGGAGATGGCAGTTACAAATGCTCTTATGAAAATAGGGGAGAATGCTCTTGCCAAGGCTGGAGAGAAGGCTGTAGAAAAGGCGGCGACAAATGCCCTAACGAAGGCTGGGACTGGGGCTTTAACTAAACTTACTATGGATGCCGTACTCCCTAAAGCCTCTCGTTCTGCCCTAACCTCTCTCTTGTCTCCGAACTCTGGCTTTACCTCTGTTCTTGGCAGAATTGCTGATAAGAATGGGACTCCGTTGAGCCTATACCACTCTACCCCTTATGAGTTCTCTAGATTCGACGATAGCAAATTAGGCACGAATACTATGTATGACAACACTGCCTATGGGCATTTTGCTACTCCAGATAAAGACTTCTCTAGTAGATTCCTAGATATAGATAATACTGGCCAGAAGGGTAGGACTATGGAACTTCAGGCCAAGATTAAAAACCCTATCACCCACCCTTATGGTGCGAGTGCGAAATATAGTGGGGATGAACTGGACAATATAGTAGAAAACTATATGCTCGCTACTGGTAACGGAGAAGGGCTGGATATGCTTAGAGATGGGGCTATGGAAGATGGGATGAGCCTCTATGATGAGTATATGAACGCCACAATGGACGAGTCTCCTTTTGAACTGGCTAAATACGAGCGAAAAGACCTTATGGATAAGGGATATGATGGGATGGAGATAGTAGAGGGATTGAAGAATAACCTCGTTGATGGCTCGAAGTCGAAAGCCCCTATATCATCTATAGTAGCCTTCGAGGGGAAGAATCTGTCCCCTGTATCGCATATTCCTGTCCAAAATATGAGCAGTGGGGCTATGAATATCCCTGTAGAGAGTGGGGTGGCAGATAGAGTATCTAAATATATGAGCAAGCCGATAGATGTAAAAGATATGTCGTCTGGCTCTCTCCCTGTGGCAGTAGATACTGATGCTGGAGTGGCGAACTTAGGCCAGTTGGCTGAGAGGAAGTCTATACCTATCCAGCATGGCGATAATAGGCCAGATATTACTATGGGGTCCGAATTGAGGGTGGCTGATAACCCTATGAGTCCCCACGAAGGAGTATTATTCTCTTCGGATAGAGGGGTTGCACCTGTAGGCTCTGATGGCTCTGATGCTTACTCGAATATGTTTTTGGGGAATACCAATAACCAGAGAGTTCTGGATATTACAGACCCCTATAATGCTCAAGCCCTAGAGAGGACTCTGGGGGCGAGAGGCTTTGCCGATAAGAATGGCGTGGGGATGCTAGATGATATACGCTCTGGAGTTACCGAATCTATGGGGGATAAGGGAGGGACTCTCGGAGAATTGCTCAAGAATAATGATATTGGGTTCGTAAAAGGTAAGAGTGCTTTAGGCGATAACGAATATGTTGCTGCAAATGCTGGGGCTATTCAGAAGGCTTATGGTGGAGATACGCTCGCTAGGAGTATGGAATACCTAGATAACCCAGGCTCGACCTTGAAGAACCTCCGTGTCGGTAAGGATGTAACTGGTGATGTGCAGAGGCTTATAGATGCCGATAGGAGTTTATCGAGGCTACAGAACTCTCCAGCAAGGGGGATGCTTGGGAACGAGCAAATCCAAGCCTATAAGAGGGCATTAAATGGCGAAAACCTGAGTGATGAGTTCTTGAAGAATGATAAGTTCGCTAGAGTTCTGGATGAAGAAGTATCGAAAAGGCCACTCTTGATAACCCCAGAGCAGGAGGGCAACCCTAGCCTGATAGACCCGAAAATGCTGAGCGAGTTCGAGGAAACTGCTAGAAAGTTTATAAACCAGAACTTGGATGGCGTAGAGAGGGGTCGCAAGGCTGTTATAGTTCTAGGTAGGCCATCCTCAGGCAAATCATCTGGTGCCGTAAATCTATACACGAATAAGAAGGGTGGCGGTTTCTTTGAACTTGATAATGATGAGATTAAAAAACTTTTGCCAGGCTATGATGATGGTATGGGGGCTAACGCTGTCCATAATGCAAGTTCTCTGATTAGTAAGAAGATGGTTCTCCCTGAACTTGCTGACAATGGTTATAATATCGTTCTCCCTATTGTTGGTAAAAAGGAGAGTTCAGTTATGAGTTATGTGGATGAGTTGGCTAACCGTGGATATGAGATTGCGATGATTAACACGAACCTGCCAGTAGAAAAGTGCCGAACTAGGAACAGGACGAGAGCCTATGAGACAGGTAGGAATGTAGCCGATGCGTATCTGGTGAGCGTTGGGGAAAAGCCAGATTTAGTGTACAATAGTATTAAGGAGAAGATTAAAAATGGAACGGAAAGGAGAATTGGGAGTTATGCAGAAGTCTCAACAGATGTCCCGTTTGGAGAAAAGGCAATTCTTGTTGAAAATAGCGGAGGAGAACTCTTGGCCAGACTCAGTGATTAAAACTATTACTGAAAACCCTAGTGAGAATATAGAGGAAGCCTGTGATGCTATCCTAGAGCATTATGATGGTAGCCCTGTCCCATTCCAGGTGTTTAATTATCTTATTACTGAAGATTAGTATTGTAAAAGTCTATTTTGTGCGATACTATAGAGGTATCAGGCATACCCTAAGCCCACAGGGTATGCCTTTTGTTATATAAAAGAAAGGAATAAATTATGGCTGCATTTAGCGAACGGGTAACTGCTATTACCTATAACGAAATCATGCCTACTATCGTTGACTTCGTCAACAATTCCAATATCCTCACGGCTCGTGTGATGAGCAATGTGAAGAACTGGAAGGGTGTGAATATGAAACAACCAATCCGTATTGCGAATAGTACGACTGGTGGCTCTTTTGATGGTCTAGACCAATTTGATACTTCGACCACGAATAATACTCGTAGCCTTACTTGGTATGTAAAGGCTTATGAGCAGAGCGTTGTCGTTCCAGGTATTGAGAAGGCCGTAAACGGTAACTCTGATAAGCAAGTTATCTCTCTCGTTACTGACCGTCTTGATGAGGCTAAAATCTCCCTCACCCAGGCTATCGGTACTCTCCTCTATGGTATGGGTAACGGTAAAGATATTGAAGGTCTTGGTCTTATCGTAGATGATGGTACTGCCTCCTCGAACTATGGTGGTCTCGCTCGTACCGTAGAAGGTAACTCTGCTGATGTTACTGCTGCAAGTAACGGTACTTTGACTCTTGACCTCGTTGGTGCTGAGTTTAGTGCTGTAAGTGCTGCAGGTGCTGCAAATGAGGCTCCGACTATTGGTCTCACGACTCAGGCTATCTGGGACTTGTTCGAGAAGATTCTCGGTGATAAGATTCGTGCTAACTATGAGACAACCAGTATTGCTGGCTACAACAAAGTCTCTGGTAAGTCCCCTATGGGTACTTCGATTCCTGCTGCAGAATTGAAGGGTGCTGCAGGCTTTAATGCTATCTCTTATCGTGGCCGCCCAGTAGTTGCTGATGATAAGTGTACGAGTGGTGTATTCTTCTGGCTTAACGAACGCTATCTTGAGTTCCGCCGTCTCACCTCTAAAGACCTTAAGCAAGTCTCTTCTGTCCCTGAAAAGACCGAAGGTCCAGATGAAGATATTAAACAACCTTCGTTCTTGCAACTTAAGGACTTTATGAGCCCGATTAACCAGTTCGGTGAAATTGGTGCTTTGATTGTTATGGGCAACTACATCTGCCGTGCTCCTCGCCGTCAGGGTAAGATTACTGGTATCACTACTGCTTAATAATAAATTAAGAAAGGAAAAATACTATGGCAGACCCAATCGTAACTACATCTGGAACTGAGTATCGCCATCCTCCTGTCTTGATGGAGGCTGGAGATAAAAACTCTCAGGTTATGGCTCAAATGGCCGAAGACCCAGATGGTGAATAAAAACACCTAAAAAAGACCCCTCCTAGTGAGGGGCTTTTTGATGCTATAATATCGGCAGAGGACTCTATTCTAGAAGGAGGTGGGATGAAATGTCTAGAAAGAAAAATAGGAGACCTGCGAACCTTAGTAGAGAAGATTACCATCATATCTTATTCCAAGGAAGGCACTGGAAGAATGGCTGGGCGAAGAGGCTTAGAGAACATCCCTATTGTGGGGGATATATCCCTCAAATGACTCTACACAGAGAGATACATTCTAAGATTCACGATGTTCCGACCCCGAATGGGGCTGAATGTAGAATCGCTGTGGAGGCTTTGAATAGTTGGCTGGAGGCTGGCTATATAAGTCTGGATGACCCAATGGAGAGAAAAATAGAGATGATAGCCAAATGCTTTAGGGCCAAATGCCCTGCTACGACTTCTGTGCTGGACTGGCAAAGAGAGGTGGTATTGAAGTTCTACCAGAGGGGCTGATGCCCCTCTTTTTGCTAGGGCTTGACAAAAGGCTTATGGTATGCTATACTCAAGATGTCATAAAGATAAAACGAGAAAGGAAAAAATTATGGCAAAAGAAAATAAAACTAAAACCAACCGTGATATGACCGAGTTACAGGCTATTGAAAAATGCCCTGAATTAACCGACTTTATCATGAAGAGTAAAATTAAGAGTGTTCGTAAGACTGCTCTTATCCTAGGCATTATCGCCTGTGGTCTCACCTTTATTGGTGGCTTATTCTGTGGCATGAACTGGACTCGTACTTCGATTCCGAATAATGTAGTTCAAATTGAAGTGTCTGGTGCCGAAAAACCTGCTACGAATGAGTCAAAATAGTAGGCTCTAGTGAAGAAAAGAAGGCAACCCCTAGCCTAGGGCCGTGTGAAGTAGTCAGAAACGAGGTTGCTCGTTGGTCTGACTGGGACATTAAAACTATGGTCGCCATATCTCAGGCCGAAAGCCACTGTAGGGCTGATGCTGTAGGAGATAAGTCCCTGACCTATACTCAGAATGGACGAACCTATGGGTATTCTATTGGTGCTTTGCAGGTGAGAATCTTGCCAGGCCGAGAATGGTGCGAGACTGGAGATTATTACGAGTGTGCTCATAATATCTGGAAGTCCCAAGGCTATAGGGCTTGGAGTGTATATACCAATAAATGCTATCTAGAGTACTTATAAGGCCGAAAAGAACCACCAATGGTAAGTTGGTGGTCTTTTTGTGCTAAAGCCCATTCTAGGCGATTCTAGCGACCTTTAACGGAGTTTTTGAAGTTAGTCTGGAGTCGAATTTTGTCTAGTTCTTCCTGAGTGAATACTTCCGTCTCTGCATTCTCATTATCGACTGATGGGTCGAAGGTGCATAATGCCGTATCCCCTCCGTTCTCTATTACACCCTTCTTGATAAGTTCCCCTCTGATGAACTCCGAGCAGAGTGCGACATTAGCCTGAGATAGGGTCTCTTTTAGGGCTTTGAGGAGTTTCTTCTTCGGAATATGCTTAGAATCTCCTACTAGGTCTAGGCTATAACTGATTCCAGCGAAGGCCGAGTTGATACAGTGGAGGAATGCCACTTCGTTTTGGTCTAGATGATATTTTTTACTCATTCTTTATCTCCCTTAAAAAGTCTCTTATCGTTACTATGATTAGCATTATTATTCCGTGCTGCATTCTACCATCCCATATTCCTTAGCCTCGGCTGGGTAGTACTTGATAAACTCTGGGTTAGGCTTGCCGTCTGGTAGCCAAGGCTGAATTAAAGCCATATCGTGTCTCTGCCCCTGCGACTCTAGATTATACCTCTGGAGTTGGGTGCCGACATTTGCTTGGATGTCTTTAGGGGCATCCTCTGGGTTCTTGTAGTACTTACCCCTTAGCAATATCCCCATATTCGATACCCTCCTTTATCTTCTCGAAGTTTTGGTTACGAATCTCCTGAGGAGTCTTAGGGACTACGATGCTGGAGGTGCTGGAATATACCTCCCTAGGCTTAGTGAATGGGTCGGTTACCTTCGCCTCCTCTTGAGGTTTCTCTGGCTCTATACTAGATAGAATAGATAGCCATTTCTCGATACAGACTACGAGATAGGCTATGAATAATTGTGATAATAGAATTACGACTAGGATGGTTACTGCTAGAAGTTCCATGCTCTGTCCTCGTACGCAAGTGCCATTTGCGTGGTGATTAACTTTGATATTACCGAATGGCTGTTGATTACTGCCTCCCTGACTACGATAGCAGGGTCCACTATGTGGGACTTTAGCATATTCCCTATCTCTCTAGTCTTGAGGTTATATCCTGAGCCTTCGGCACATTCCTCTTTATCTTCTATCCCAGCATTGGCTAGGAGGTCTAGATATGGTCTCTGGAGATATGGGAGGTTCAGGGCTTTGCCGATGTCTCTTAAGCAGACTCCTCCCCCAGGGACTACTCCCCCTGCTAGGGCTGACTTAGATGCACATACGGCATCATCTACACGGAGTTTAACCTCTCCTCGCTCTACTGTAGATGCCCCACCTACATATATCGTGGCTACATTTGCTGTGAGGCGAGCGATACGATTCTCTAAGAAGGCTCTGTCCTGTGGCTCTGCCTTGGATAGTTTATCCTTTAGGTCGGCGACTACACGGTCTATCTCGGCTTTATCGCCCTTACCCTCTAAAATAGTGGTCTCTCGTGGGGTGATAGTGATAGTCCCTGCCATCCCAGCGTATTCCTGTAACTTATAGTCCTCGGCTTTACCTGAGTACACCTTACCACCAGTGTAGAGGGCTACATCCTTCAGAAGAATCTCATAATTACTAGACTGAGGCTTTACTACGCAGGAATCGAAATTACGGTTTAGTTCTAGAACTTTGAGGGCATCTCCTGTGATGTCTGCGAAAAATACTGCCTTCTGGAAGTTGTGGGTTCGGATGTTCTCTAAAATTGGAATTATCTCATCTTGGCGAGTGATGGTGCTGGATAGCACGATAACTGGGGTATTGTCAAGAACTGAACGGTTGCCGTCTAGGTCGTTGATAAGTTTAGGGTCTGAATACCCAGATGGGATATACATTCCCCTTACGATATTAGTGGAGACTCCGAGACTGCCTACATAAGATACATTGATGCCTCCGAACTCTCCTACCTCTGATACGACATCATAGATGAGTTCGCCTAAGCCTTCGTCCCCTGCCGAGATGATACAAGCCCCTTTTAGGAGGTCTGGACTCAACTTCTTAGTAGTCTGTTCGTCTATCTTCTCTAGGATGGATGGGACAATATCCTCTATCTCCTTAGAGACCGACATAGCAGACTCCCCTGCTGCAATTTTATCCTTAGCCCAACGATAAAGATGGTAGGATAGGATGGCCGAGAGTGTGGTGCCGTCCCCTGCTGTCTCATTAGTGCGTTTGGAGGACTGCTTTACGACTTTGATGGCCATATCTTGGATAGCATCCTCGACTTCGAGTTCTTCTAGGTTGGATACTCCATCGTGGCTGATGGTTGGGGCTGATGCCCTATGCTCTATCATTACATTACCGCCCTTGCATCCGTAAGCAGTAATGGCTACTCCATAAAGAGTGTCTAGACCCTTCTGGATGCCATCTTCGAGTTCTTTACCTGTTACACATTTACGATTAAGTGTAGGCTTGCCCATTATTCCTTCTCCTTTAGAATTGCTAGTATTTTAGGAACTGCTACTATACAGTAACTTTTTGAATCTATGGTGTAGTCGATAGAATCTGAATCGTCAAATACTACCGTTCTCCCCTTATTGTCCTTGGCCAGAGATACCCTATCGTACTTGTGGGTCTCTGAGGTGAATGAAGAGGCCGAGCGAATAGGCTCTAGCACTGCGTATCCGTCTTGTAACCAGTCTATATGTTCCACATTATCTCCTTCCTCGTTATGTTATTCTGGCTAGATTATACCACAAAAAAGAGGCTAGCCCAAGAACGAGAAAGGAAACTAGCCTCTATGTGAATTATACCTCAGAATGGCTTATAAGTCCATTGTGGATAAAGCCTGTGGAAAAAGGGTGGACATTTTGTCTAGGGTGGACATTTTGTCCAGGGGGGTGGACATTTTGTCCAACCTCCTTATATGGGGTGAGGATGGACATTTTGTCCACCATAGAATAATAAGAATATAAAATAGAATAGTAGGGTCTGTGCAAAATTGCCTTTTGAATTGGCATTTTGCCAGCCCCTATCGCTTTACAGCATGAACGGCTTATGGTATTCTAAGAGTGCAACAACAAAAGAAAGTGAGGTAAAAATGAAGAACGAGATGGGCCAAGGCATACAATATGTAGTTATGCCACTAGAGATACTACAGAATGGGGACTTAACCCCTTCTGAGAAGATACTCTATTGTTACTTGACTCTGTTTAAGAAGGGAGTGTGTTTTCAAAGCAACTCTGGAATCGAAAAGATGACTGGACTTCAAGAGAAAACTATTAGCCGAGGGCTGAAGAAACTGGCCGAACTTGGGTACATCTATATCGAGTATGTGAATGGGAATAGTGCTGCAAGAAGAATCTACACTATACTGGATAACCCTAAGAAGTTAGAGTACTTAGTGAAGGTGGGGGCTTTTAAGGGGGCTACGAAACCATCCCCTGAGACCGTTGAGGAGGCCGAGGACGAGCCTGAGCCGAAGAATCTGGCTGATGACTTGGCTAGCCGTAGAATCGTGAGGAGGAGCGACTATGCGACTGAAGAGGACTTCCTAAAGGCTCTTTACAAAAGGAATACAGTTGCGGTATAATAGATTCGTATGGTGATGGCAGGAGGTGATGCCCACCCTTACCTCTTGCCGATACTATACGCTGAAAAATCATTTTACTCCACGCATTGAAAAACAAAAATCATTATACCTCTCGGAACTCCTAGAAAATGGGAGTTCTTTTTTGTTGTAAAAATTACTACAACATTATCGGTAAAATCGCTTGACTATGCCATAAGCCTATGCTAGACTAAAGATGTAGGATAAATAAAACGAGAAAGGAAAACCTATGAAAAAAATCAAAGTCCAAGACCATTCAACTGGAAAAGTTAGGGTCTATGTGAGAGTAAAGCACGATATAAGGGGTATTCCTCTAGCAGAACTAGCCAGAGAGATGAATCTTAAAAATGAGTTGATAGATTCTCACTATGAAGTGAATAGCGAGTATCAGAATGTCGATGATATTGAAGATGCTGCAGACTTAGTGAATGAGATGCTGGCTGAATACGCTGGCACAGACGAGGACTACTACGACCTAGCCGAGCAACTTCTAGACTTTGTAAAAGAAGATGTGATAACCGAAATCTTTGAACGAGATGAAAACGCTAGGGAATGGGACGAAGTAAAGAGAGAGAGGTACTAAGATGAATGTAGAAAAATTATTCGAGACTTACTTTGAGGAAAATGGGAAAACCGAGTTTAAGAACCGAGAAGAAGTCCGAGAATATATCCGAGCAGTGGGGCGAGACATAATTGGGGATATACACCAAGAACTTCGCTGGATGGATGAGAATATAGATGATGCGATAAGTGGAAACGACTTCGAGGTAGAAGAGATAAAACGAGAGGAGGAAGAGGAAGAACGAGAATACCAAAGGCAAGAAGAAGAATATGCTAAGAAATGGAGTAAAAATGAGCAAGATTAAAAATTGGGCTATCGAAACAATGGGAGAAGAAGGTTTTGAAAATTATCTAGAAGAGAAGATGGGAGATTAAGATGGCAGTAGTTATTAGTAGAAGTGAAATTGAGAGGATGAAAAAGAATTATCTTCCAGACTGTGAAACGGAATACTGGGGTATGGCTCTGACCGAGTTCGATATCTTCGAACACGAGCACAGCGACGAGGACTGGGAGATTATTGAGGATATAAAAGAGAGCAATAAAAAGGAGGATGAATAATGGCACTTGAAAAGTTTAGAAAATTAAGGGCAGATGAAATCGACTGCCGTATAGGGCAAATTAAGGACTCTGGGCTGTCCCTCCTGCTATATAAGGATGCGAGATGCGATATGAATATCCTAGATGAGACCGTTGGGCCATTGAACTGGAAACGAGAGCATACGAGGGATAACCGAAACTGCATTGTCTCTATCTGGGATGAGGATAAGAAGGAATGGGTCTCGAAGGAAGACACTGGTACAGAATCGAACACCGAGGCCGAAAAAGGTTTAGCAAGTGATAGTTTTAAGCGAGCCTGCGTGAACTGGGGAATCGGACGAGAACTCTATACTGCCCCATTTATCTGGATAGGTAAAGATAAGTGCAATATCGAAGTTATGGGGGGCAAGCCGAAGTGCTTTGACAAGTTTAAGGTAGTAAAACTGACTTATACTGCAAGTGGCGATATTGAGAATCTCGCTATTGCGAATGAAAAGACTGGCAAAGTAGTATTCTTAAAAGTTGCGAAGGAGGAGAAGAAAAATGACTAAGTTTAAGGTAGGAGAGAAGTATAGCATGTTCTCTCCGTGCCAGTACAGTTGTACTTGGGAATATGAAGTAGTGAAGAGGACCGAAAAGAGCGTGTTCTTAAAAGCCACAGAAGATACTTATAAGGATAAGGTCTGCAGATTAAAAACTGATTCCAATGGCGAATACTGCTATCCTCTAGGCCGATATAGCATGTGTCCTGTGCTGAGGGCTGGGAGGTAGTATGAAGGTCTGGGAGATAGAACAGAATACCGAAGAATGGCTGGAATGGCGAAAAGGTAAAAGTGGAGGCTCGGAGATTAAAGACCTCTGGGTCTCTGGACTCCCCCTTAAGAGCGAAATGATGAAGGCTCTAGGGGGTGGGGAGGACATTAAAAAATTGAGTGCTGAGGAATTGGCTAAAAGATTATCCCCTGAAACTATGGCCGAATTGAAACTTGAACGAAAGCCCAAGAAACACTATTACGAGTTATTGGCTGAGAGAGTGGCTAGACCACTTACTCCGAATGACTATATAGATAGGCTGAATGGCAAGCCGTTCTCTATGATGGAGCGTGGCCATATCCTTGAACCTGAAATTGCTGCAAGGTTCGAGCAGGTAACTGGCTTGACTCTGGATGCGAAGAGTGTGGTCTGGGAGAGTGATTATAGCCCTTATGCGTATATCAGCCCTGACCGTACTATCACGAGCGAGGACGGCAAGGTTCGGACTGCTGTAGAGATTAAGGCTCTAGATTCTCCAAAGGTTCTAGAGATATGGAAAACTGGCGATGTCCCTGAGGAGTATATTCCCCAGATAGTGAAGTACTTTACCGTGAATGATGACCTTGAGGTGCTTTACTGGGTAGTAGGGACTGACCTTATTCCAGGCTTGGAGATTCAGATATTCCGAATACCGAGAAGTGATGTAGAGGATAAGATAGAAGAACTGAAGGCTTTTGAGATAGGGGTGCTGAGTATGCTCGAAAAAGATGCCGAGGCGATAGAGAGTATCCCTTATTGACAATAGGCTTATGGTTTGATACTATAAGGGGGTAGGGTAACGAGAAAGGAGAAAAGATGCTAGCCCAAAAAGAAGTAAAAATGTATTACCAGCCACTATCTTGGGGGATAAAGATGGTGAGAGGTAGAATAACTGCCTCCGTGCTTTGGAAGGCCGTAGATACTGACTGGACTCAGTTCTTTGATGACGAGGCAGAGTATCGAGAGTTCTGTGATACCTTCGTTGAATCGAAGGAGTTTACCGAACTGCCGAGGGCTTATAAGTGGCTCGAAGAGACTGTAGAAGAGAAAAATAAGCATGGAAGATTTTAACCGTAGGTGGGATAACCTCACAGACGAAGAGTTGGTGGCCATTGAGGAGGGGGCAAAGGCCACCTGCGAGGAGGATAGTTAGATGTCTAAAATTATTAAGCATAAAAATGAAATAAGGGGGCTAGATAAGATAAAAGAAGTGTTAGGAGGGAAAAATGAGCAAAAGGAAGGAGAGAATAATTAACTTTGCGTTCTTTGATATAGATGGAGTATTGGCAGACTGCCACCACAGGTTGCATTACCTAGATGATAAAGATTACGGCTCATTCTACTCTTATGAGGAAGTTATGAAGGATGAACCTATCCCAGAGGGGATGTTGCTGTTAGAGACCTTCAAGAATCAAGGATATAAGATTATCTTTGTTACAAGCCGTGCGAATAAGGCTCGTGAGGCGACTCTAGACTGGCTCCAGAAGTATGGGCTGTATGATATAGTGGATGACGGCTTATCGCTGTTTATGCGACCTTCTGGAGACCACAGGCACTCATACGAAGTGAAGGTGGACACTATGGAGGAAGTCTTGAGTATGTTCCACGGATATAAGGGGACTAGATTCTTTATCGACGACTACCATAAGAATTGTATGGCTATTAAAAAGAACTTCCCAGAGGTTACACCGATAGTCTTTGGGGTGAATAGAATAATTGAAGAAGGGAATGAAGAACAATGAAAATAAATGTAAGATATATCGAAACTCCTGCTGTGAAGATTAAGATTCGTGAGGGTGGCCGTAAGGGTGGCTTGGCTAAAGTCCCTAAGGGCTTTGCGAAGATGGACGAGGCTCGCCGTAAGAAAATTGCGAAGGAGGCTGCATTGAAACGCTGGGGGAAGAAGGATGCCTAAAGCCTCTGTCCCCCTAGAGGATGTGGAGTGCCAAAACTTTCATATATGGCTGGATGCTAGGAATATTCACCATACGCATATTCCGAATGAGAGTAGAAGTTCTAAAAAGGATGCATATATTAGGGGGAGAAAATTAAAGTCTCTAGGGGTGAGCAAGGGATACTGGGACTACGACATATACCTGCCAGTTTATGACTGCGAGAATAGGGTAGCCCAGTATGTCTTAGTGAAAATTGAGATGAAGAGAGTGAAGTACTCGACTACTAGCGAAGACCAGAAGAAGTGGGGGAGGATATACAAGAAGGCTGGGATACCATGTGCAATTTGCAAGGGGGCTGAAGAGGCCGAAAAGATGGTGCTTAAGATGGCTGGAGATATATCCGAGAAAACTCTGGAGAATATTAGGGGAGATGTGTTCTAGAATTGACAGAAACGGTTATCTGTGCTAAGATTATAAGTGTTGAGGACTTATATGCTAAAAGACCACCACTGCGAGGGTGGTTTTTTGGTACTGCTTATGATACCATAGAGGCAAAGGAGACTCACCGAATGACCGAAACCATCATCTGCACGATTATTACTGCTGTCGCTGGCATTGTAGGGGCTTATGCTGCAGTCCAGAAGGGCAGGAGAGAGGATGCGATTAAGGATGCCGTAAGAGAGCAGAAACAGGCAGATAGACTAGAGGCTATAGAGCATAAATTAGATATACATAATGGCTATGCCGAGAAACTAGGGACTATAGGCGAGGCTATAGTGGCTATGAAGAAGGATATTGAGTTCTTGAAGGGGAGGACATCTTAAGGTATAATGGTATTAACCTCCTTGTGGGGTTGTCACCTAAATACCGAGAGACCGCCGATGAAGCCCATCGCCCCAGATAATGGGAGAGGTAAAGGGTACGGTGGTTTTTTGGTTGTGCTATAATAACGGCAGGAATTAACAATCTAGAGGAGGCTACAGCCATGGATGATGAAGTAGAGGTGAAAACCTTTGAGGCTAGTATAGATGACTTGACTATGACCCTCAAAAACCCTCGGACTATTAAGAAAAAAGACTTTGATATTCTGAAGAAGTCGATAAAGAACTTCCCTTCTATGATGAAGGTGCGTGAGGTGGTGGTAGATGAGAATATGAGAGTGCTGGGAGGCCACCAGAGGATAAAGGCTCTACAGGCTCAGGGTAAAACTAAGGTATTAGTGAAACAGGTTATTGGCTGGACAGAAGAGCAGAAGGACGAGTTCCTGATTAAGGATAATATAGCCAATGGCGACTGGGATAATGATAAACTGGCGAATGAGTGGGATAAGGCCAAACTCGAAGAGTGGGGCTTGCCCCTGAAGATAGCCTCATCTGGAGATTATAAGGAATTATTAGAGGTATCTATACCGTACTATACCCCTGCCGAGGATGCCCCTGAGGTGGATGAACTAGCCGACCTGTCTGATGTTGATAGACTGATGGAGAGGATAGCGAATACGAAGTGCGACCCTGAATTGAGTAAGATTCTACAGGTTAGGGCTGCATTTTTTGCTGATTTTAACTTCCAGAGAATAGCAGACTACTATACCCATGCCGATAAGAAGGTGAAGGAACTTATGAAGGACTTGGGGCTGGTGATAGTGATGCCGAAAGAGGCTTATGAGCGAGGCATGTGCGACTTCAGGGAGAGTTTTGATGAAGAATGATGATATTGCGATATTGGTACTATCTATCCAGCGTAAAGGTGCGAATAAGACCGTGAGATACTTAGAGAGGAATAACTTTGATGATTATACCGTGATGATTCCTTCTGGGCTGGGTGATGAGATAGCAGAGAGTTATGGAGACCATGCCTTCGTCTATGATGTGGATGAGATGAAGAAGAAGGTAGATTTTATGGGGACCGACATAAAGAATGGGGCTAGTGTGGGGAGGATGGCTGCAAATGAGTGGATAAGAACGAGGCCAGACTACAAAGTAGCCGTAGTGCTGGATGATGACTATGGTGGGGTAGTCTCTGACTATACGACCGTTCCTACGCTGAATAACAGTACATTCTACGAGATAGTGAGGGCAGTATATAAGTTGGGGAAGGACTTAGGGATAATAACTGGGGGGTATTCTGGGGGTGCTCATCCTGATACGAAGAAGAATATAATGAATGTCTGGCTGATAGATAAGGATATAGAGGACAGGGGGCTGAATAAGATTCTGAATGAGGATGTATGCTATTCGATTATGTGCTGGCATAGGGGCAAGGCCAATTTTGGGCTGGGGAATGTGATTAGAAGTGGGGCTCAGACTGCCGAGATGGAGAAACTGGACGGCAATACTAAGATGATATACCAGACCGATAGAAGTTATCGTAAGTCTTTTGGCTCCGTGCTGGCAGACCCTAGGAATGCGAAACTGGCATATAACTCTGGGAATACGAAGAGGGGGGCTTTGTGGCATCATAAAATTAACTGGGCAGATATATGTCCGAAAATAGTATTGGAGGGATAAGATGAAGGCAAAAGATATGGAAGGCCGAACCTCTGATGGGAGATTCGCCGTAGGGAATAAGCCTGTGAATGGCTTTGATAAGAGACCCCAAGACCGACACCATGGGGCTTGGCATAAGGAGGATACTCCGAGATATTGGCTCGAATCTATGATGAAGATGCAGGAGGCCGAACTAGAGGCTATCTATAATGACGAAAGCAACTCATTCTTTAAGAGAAAACTGGCGAAGTGTATCAAGGATGGGGAATGGACCGAACTGAAGGAGATGATTCAGGAGGTCTATGGCAAGATGCCTATAACGAATGTGAATGTGGATGCTGATGAAGAGAATACCGAAGAGGTGAATAAGTTTATCCGAGGCTTTGCGTTGCCCTAGGAGTGAATATGGAGATATGGCCATATACACCTGCCGTGAAGAAGAAACTCGATAAGATGGGGATATGGAGGCCGTTGCTAGGGCCACAAGCCCTGTATATCCATCTTATGGGGAGCAACCCTAGATTCCGTGAGGGGCTTTTTGGTGGTGCTCGTGGTCCAGGTAAGACTGAGGCTAGTATTGCTTTAGGGGCTGATAGGATAGAAAATGACCACTATAGAGGGCTGGTACTCCGTAGGAATGCGAGAGACCTCGCCGACTATGAGGCTCGTTGCGAGGAGGCTTATCAGTGCTTTGATGTACAGGTTAGAAGAAACCCTATGGTGCTGAGATTTGGTAAAAACTCTCAGAATACGAAGGGGGCTGTGATTCAGGGAGGCCACCTACACGACCTAGGTTCTTATATCCAGTATCAGGGCCAGCAGTTCTCTAGGATATTCATAGAGGAATTGACCCAGATACCCTCTGAACTTTTGTATAAGCAGATTATGTCCTCCTGCCGTTCTATCTATCCTGAGTTATTCCCCCAGATGATATTGACTGCCAACCCAGGTGGTGTGGGGATGGGCTGGGTAAAAAAGAGGTTCGTTGAGCCGATAGACCTTAGGGATGATGAGTATAGCAAAACCGTATTGGATAATGGCGATATTCTTTATGAGAATGATAGGTGTAAGTGGTGGCAAAGAAGATACGAATGGGAAACCGAGGAGGGCGAGAATCGATTGACCGTCTGGAATGAGATTCTAGATAAGACCGAGAATGCTATGGCTGCAAAAGGGCAGGAGGTATATCGAATCTTCGTGCCTGCGACCGTGGATGATAACCCTATATTGACGAAGAATGACCCTGCCTATGTGAATATGCTTGAGGGCTTAAAAGCCACGGATACGGCGTTATACGAGGCTTGGAGGCATGGAGACTGGTCCGTATTCGCTGGGCAAGTCTTTACTGAGTTCGATAGAGATAAGCATGTGATAAATAACTTCGCAGATATTGGCACTACTACTGAGGAGTTCGAGGATGCTGTAAAGATTATCTCTATGGACTGGGGCTACTCCGACAATACTGCGATATACTTTACTGCCCTACTTGATGGCCGACCTGTTACCTACCACGAGATGTATGGGAATAAGAAACTAGCCTCGACTTGGGGTGAAGAATTGTACAATTATCTGAATGATAGCGACCAGAGAATAGATTATTTTATCTATCCTGACGATATGGAGGATAAAAAGAATGGCTTTAGTTCGCCTATAGATGATATTCAGGAGTGGCTGGACAAATTACCTATGGAGAAGATTCCAGTTATGAAGAAAATGAGCCGTGAAGGTGGTTCTAGGATGATTCGCCAGCAAGCAACGCATAAATATCTGATGAAAAAGCCAGAATGTGCCAAGATATTCCGTAGATGCTCGAATCTTATCCGTGCTTTGCCGAACTTGGTCTATGATGAGGAGAGAAAAGAGGAGATAGATACTAAGACCGACCACGAATTGACGAACCCTTATGATGGCTGGAGTTATGGCTTGAGGTGGCTAGCCGAGAGAAAAGAAGGCGAACTGCTGAGGAAGTCTGAATTGCTGCATAATAAGCCGATAGGAGTGGTAAGTGGCCAGACTACCTATAACGATATAGGAATAGACCCTGCCGATATTCTGCGAAAGCAACGGCGAGACCATGGAGACTGGAGAACTAGGTAACTTGACTATAGGCTTATGGTATGCTAGACTAGATACGAAAAAGGGAGGTAAAAATGATAAGAAATTGGAGCGAACACTCACTCTATATGGACTTCTCCGAGATGGCTACTGATTCTCACCCTCAGCCCTCGGATATAGATATGTTTTACCTCGGTGCGAATAATACCTTGATACTAGGTGAGATAAAGAATGAGCGTGGTGAATTGAAGGATGGGCAGAGGAGACTGCTAGAACGGCTGGCAGACGGCTGGAGAGGCGATTCTATGGTGCTTTATATAACCCACGATAAATATGTACAAAAGGGTGATAAAAAGGTGAATGTCGCACAATGCTTTGTAGAAAAATACTATTGGAAGAAAAAATGGCGAACACCCCTGATGCCGACTAGAGTTTTTGAGGTTATCGACCAATTCTCGAAGAAAAAATAAAAAAAGTCTGGAAAATCGCTTGACAGGCTTATGGCATAGGTGTATCCTCAAAATGTAAGGCAAATAAAACGAGAAAGGAATGAGAATGACGAAGAAAGAAAGAATCGAACTAGGTGCACATTCATTGGTCTATTGCTACGAGCAAGGACACGATGTAATGAACTTGCCTGCGGTTCTCGATATGTGGAAAACCTACTCGCTCGAAACCTGCGAGGCAATCCTGGCAAAAGCAAAAGAGATGTTGAAGGAGGGGGAATAACCCCTCCTACCAAGAAAGGAACGAGAATATGGAAAATATCTATAATTACGAAAGAAATATCAAGGTAGTCGAGACTGCTGGTGGAGAAAAAGTGGTTGTGATGAATAAGGCTATCTTTACTAGCATCCGAAACGCTATCTATGATGCTGCAGAATACCGAAAACAGCAAGGTTATGATTCGACTGCTGATGATACTATGAGATTATGGGCTGCACTTTGCGATAAGAATAAGACTTCGGAGAAGTAAGATGTTAGAAGAACTGATGTACGAATATTTAGTGGAGAATAATATAGCCACCGAAAGCGAGATAGACCTTGTGGAGAAAATTGCTGGCAGTGGTCCAGAGACCTTAAGGGATATTCTCTATGTGAGGACTGGATACCGTTACTTTGGGCAAGGCTTAGGATACGACGAAGAGGATGAACTTGCCGTCCTTAAGGGGGAACTTGCATAATGTATGATGAATGGGAACCAGACCATCCAGTATGGTACGAGAGTGATGCCGTGCAGATGCTTAAGGATGGTATTATAAACGAAGAGGACTTAGAGGATGCCGAAATCATCCCTGACCCTATGGTCTCAGGAGGTTATGATGCGTAAGAAAACCGATAGAAAGCAAACGGAGTACTTTACCTTAGAGAATATGGATGGGCATATCTATTGTGGGGCAAATACTCTTAAGATAGCGAGGAGGATATGCCACGAGATGTCGAATGAGGGTATATGCTACAGGCGAAGATGCTTTGATAGAAAATACAAGAAGTTCGAGTTTTTGTGGTAAAATAGAAGAGGAATTCACTTCTGGCATATTGTGCGACAAAAGGGCAGTCGAAAGGCTGTCTTTTTGGTATAATGTGGGTATGAAGAAACTTAAGCCTATATCTATAATGTTATACGAAAGCGACCTGCCTGAACTGCAGGAGATTCGTTGCGTGTATTGTGGTAGGATGCTCTGTAAGATGAATGCTGATGTGAAGTCTCTAGTCTTTGGTGAGGGATACGACCCCGAACAGCATCACGAGTTAGTCTCTGGTATGAAGGTGATGGAGCATAAATGTAGAGGCTGTGAGTGCGTATATAAGTTCTTATTCCAAAAATAACAGGGGTGAGGATAAGGCTACAGCATATCTCCTATCCGTGATATAATAACGGCAAGGAGATATTTTGCCATGAATGATATAGACCATCCGACCGAGACTGGTGTGGTAGAAGAACTACCAGTTTTGGCTTTGAATGTAGATGATAAGGAACTTATCGCTAACTTTAAGCGTTGGGAGAATGAGGCCAAGTCGTACTGGGATAACCCTAAGGGCTTTAGCCTAGATGCTCGCCGTAAGAAGAATATGGACTATTGGAAGGGGCTGCAACTTGACGAGTCTAAATTGTACTCCTACCAGATTCCTTATGTGCAGAATGAGTTGTTTATTGCTACTGAAACTATCACCGCATACACGACTTCTAGCGACCCATCAGCCGAGGTTTTGCCAGAGGATGATAGCCCACAGTCTAAAGTTATGGCCGAAAGTCTGGAATGGGGCTTGAATGTACATTCCGAGAAGTTCAAACTTGCCGAGAAGATAGAGAAGGCCGAGAGGAATATGTACCTCAAATATGTAGGTATTATCAAGTTATATTGGGATGAAGTGAAACAGGATATTGTGCCGAAGGTTATTGACCCTTGCAATATCGTGCTGGATAAGTCCTGCGAATTAGGGGATAACCCTCTCTTTATCTGTGAGACCTGTACGGCTACTGCCCAGCAGATTATCAACCTCTTCCCTGAGAAGAAGGAGGCTTTTATGCGACATATTGGCCGTGTCCGTTCCTCCTCGAAACTTATGAGTACGGTCTATGCTTATAAGGAAGTATGGTTCACCCAGATAGATGATGATGGGGAGACCGAATGCGTTGCGTGGTATATGGATGACCTGCTACTCGGCAAGAGTAAAAACCCTAACTTCCTCTATGATGGGGATGGGGTACAGATTACTAACTTCTTGCCTCAGGCTCGCAAACCGTATGTATTCTTCAATTATATGAATGATGGCTCGCATCTTATCGACTCGACTTCTCCTTTTGAACAAGCCATCCCACTACAGGATGCCCTGAATAAGAGAGGCCGACAGATTATGGAGAATGCTGATACTGCAAACTCCATCCTAGTCTTTAAGAGTGGTTCTATCTCTGCGAATGAGGCCGAGAATATCACGAGAGACCCTAACCAGATTCTTTTGCTGCAGACTCAGGGCGACCAGCCTGTGAATAGTGCCTTTGGGGAGATTACCCCTCACCTACTTCCGAACTATGTGATAAATGATAAGCAGGATATTAAGAATGCTATTCACTCTATAATGGGGACTCCGAGCCAATTCCGTGGTGATAATGATGATGGTGGGGCGAATACGCTGGGTGAGGCAACTATGATGAAGAACCAAGCCTCTGGGCGACAGGATGCGATTATACGAGCCTTGGAGCGTGGTCTGGATGATTATTATAAGTTACTCGTTCAGATGATGAAGGTATGGTACAAGGACAATAAGAAGTTCGCCTGTAGAGATAATGATGGTAAGTTCGTATATGTAGAATTGAGCCGTGAGCGTATCCCAGATGTTGCGTGGGTAAGAGTTGAACACGGTACTACGATGAAACAGGATAAGAATAGAACCGAGCAAATCGCTATGAATCTAGCCCAGATGGGACTTATCGACCCATATAACCTCTTTAAGGACTTGGGTATGAAGAATGCTGACCAACGCTACGATACCTTGGTGAAGTTTAAGATGTCGCCAGATAGTTTAACTTCTGAGATTCGTGCCGAGATGCAGAACCGACAGGCTTATATTGACTTCGCCTGTATTATGAATGGTGAGGATATTAAGGGGCATGATGATGTGGATGCCGAGCATATCCTTGCTCACAGAACCCAGATTACGACTGATAAGTTCTTGTATGCCGACCCTGAGAGGCAGAAGGCTATGATAGCCCATATCCAAGAGGAAGTTATGCTACTCTCCCAGAGAGTGAAGTTACAAGAGGCTAGTATGCAGGGCTTACTACTAGACCCTAACCAGCCTATCACTCCTGAAGTTCCTGAAGTACAGCAACCGACCCCTATGGCTGGAGACCCTAACGCTATGCCACCTCAAGGTGGTATGCCTCCTGCTGGTGGAATGCCTCCTCAGGGAGGGATGCCTCAGCCTGAAGGTGGGATGATGGGAGATGCGAGTGCTGGAGAGATGCTGATGGGGCAACAGATGCCGACCCAGGCTACTGGGACTCAGCCTATAGACGGCTCTATGCTCGGTGGCTTGCTGGGCTAGTTCGTGGTATAATGTAACCATTAACAATAAAGGAGGCTACAGCCAATGAATGACGACTTATCTGATGTCGGCTTGAATGCTCTAGAGGCTCTGGAGGCTCAAGACGAACAGGATACTTCGGATGCTGGTGAAGATACTGGTGCTGAAGTAGAAGAGGACACTAGCGAAACTGTAGGGCAGGAGACTGATGCTGCAGAGGATGCTGGTGAAGAAAAGGATGATGAGGCCAATGAAGATGGCAAAGAGACTGAGGGGGATGACTCAGAAGGAACTGATGCCACTGAGGACGAAAATAAATCTGATAATAAAGAACTCTCAGATGAAGAGTTCGAGGAACTAGCGAAGAAGAGAGGCTATGCTAAATCCCCTTCTGAAGAAGAGAAGGCGAAGGCAGATGAGCAGAATAAGGCTCGTGAAGAGACTATGGCTCGTCTGATGGCTCGTCCGAAAGAGGTAGATGAAGAAGTCTGGGAAAACCTGCCTGAAGAAAATAAAATCATCTACAATTCCTTGCCTTATCTTACTGCCGAGGGGAAGGATGGGACTATCCGAGTAAAGACCCCTGACCAGTTACCTGAGGAATTCGTATTCAAGAATGCTAGGGCTGAGATGAAGTTCCAGAATGACCTCCAAGCCCAAGAGACGAAGGCGACCCAGATGGCGAATGCTCTGGCTAGCCGTTCTGAGAGGATACAGCGTGAGACTGCCCAGCGTGAAGAGGCTGTGCGTGTTATTACTGAGATAGAAGGGCTGCAAAAGACTGGTGCGTTGCCGACTCCTAAGGCGAAGAATGGTACTCCTGAGTTCGATACCGACCCTGCCGTTACTTTGATTAACAAAGTGCTGGACTATAGGGCTATGCGTAGGGCTGAGGGGGCTATGCTAAGTGTTCGTGATAGCCTATTGCTATATAAGGCCGAACATCCTGAAGAGTTCGAGAAAAAAGAGGCTAAGGGGGATATAGAACGAAGGAATGTAGCCAAGAAGGTGGCTGGGAATAATAAAGCCACTGGAACGGCTGTGAATAAGGATGATAATAAACCTCAATATTATAAGGTAGGGATGAGTACTGAGGATGTACTCGACCGAATTTTAGACGAAATGGACTAAGGAGAGTACTATGGCAACTAAAGATGAAAGAAAAGCGTTTGAGGAGCAGTTATTGGCTGGCTCTACCCCATCTACCGAGGAAGGGAGCAAGAGAACTCTTATCGACCTTCTTCACCAGAGTTTTGGGGCTGATGAGTTGGTAAAGATTAAGAACTTTACTTCTAGACCGACTGGCTGGGTCTATTCTGACCACCGACCTGTTGAGCAGGGGGGTACTTTTAGAATCGAGCAACCGAATGAATTCACTCGTAGGGTCTGGCAAGGCGAGCAGAAGGCTCGTGTGCTGGATGCTGGTAAAACTATTGTCGTGCCAGGCTGGGAGGCTTATGTCGGCTTAGTACGGTTCTTTAAGCAATATGTACAGGAACAGTACCCAGGCGAGTCTGCTGTAAGGATGAACTCTCCTGCTGAACAAAATACTTTCTTTAAGAAGGCTTTTGTGGGAGTCTATGACCCGAACGAGGAAGAACCTGCGACTGATGTGAAGGCAGAGGTCGAAAAGGACTTGGGGCTAAAGAATGGCAAAGCAGAATCTAAATAAGTTATTAAAACCGAAGAAGAATGAACTCTCTGAACTCCAGAGGCTATGTAAAGATACCAGAAAACAGATAGATGATGCTGTTGAGCAGGGCAATAATGCTCTGCTCTCTTTACAGGATGAGTATGATAGGATAGCCGAGAAGAAGAGGCAACTCCTAAGGGATATAGAATCTCTGGAGGGGAAACTAGAGGGGCTTAAGAAAAAGATAAACTATGCCGAAAATACTTATGGGAAGTATCTGGAGGTGATAAAGGGAGGCGAGAGCAAGAATGAGTAAGTATAAGTTTATGTGGGTAGCGAAGTTTAAGGGTAAAACTATCCGACAAGACCCTGAGGATAAATATTCTAAGCACGACCCTAAGGCTGAATGGAACCCAACCTCTTTTAGGGACTTCTTAGATTACTTCGAGGGGCATCAAGGCGAACTAGAGTGGTTTGAATTGAAGAATAAGGATACGAGAGTATGGGTAGATTTTGGGAATAGTGGCAAGCCTGTTATCTATGAGGCAGTTACGAATAGATGGGGGAATACTAGGGTCTCGATACTCCATAAGGAGAAGAGACCACTTACGAATCTGAGAGTGATATATTATCGGAAGATGGAGTGCGAGGTAAAGAATGGGGAACTGGGCGAGCCTTATGTGAGGGGCTTTGTGATAGGCTATCAGGGGATAGATGAGAATGGAATGAATCGTAAAAAAGAAGTAGTCGTGATATAATGGCGGTATAAACTTTTTGCA